GGGTAAAGTTGAGCAAAACTCTGAAGGATTTGTTGTTCGTTTTTCTAACGGAGACCGAATGAAAATTAAAGGTGAGGAATATCTACGACTTCATAAGATAATGACAAATGTATCAACCACTGGTGTTTGGGAATTGTTATCTAATGGTGGCGACATCAATGAGTTCTTAAAGGACGTACCTGATGAATTTTATAAGAAAGTAAAAGATTATGCGGATTTATTGAAGTATGGGTTTTACCGAGTATCTGAAGATTGTGGAAAGGCACACTATTACTTCAGATATGGAAAATATAGTGATAAAGAAATTGAACCAACTAAAAAACAGTTCGCAGAACATGTTATGAATCATGGACATCCACCATACAGAGCGGTGATGTTCGCCATGTGGGATGGAAAACCTTATGATAAATTGATATGGAACATAATAAAACCAGAATGGAAGAAACTGTAACCCGTGAAGAAATGGTTTCATTGGTCAAATCACGTGGATGGTATTCTATGTGGAATGAAAACAATTGGAATAGTCCTGAGACTGATAATTTAGATTGGGGTGGGCGGTCTTTGAAAGCCGCCTACCAACAATGTCTTGATGATATTGAAATGGAAGAACGAGTTAAACAAGGAAAAACAATAAAAATTAAAATATAAAGTTATGCCAGATTTTAGTACGGAAATCGACATTGATGTTGATGAATTTTGGGATGAATGCTCAAGAAGTGAAAAAAAAGAGTTAATCGACCTTTTGGTTGAGGAAGGACATGTTACAAGAGTTCCTAACAGTAGTATCAATGATGAAATTCAAAAACCGTCTTTGATAGAAATTGAGTGGAATGATATGATTGATAAATTATCTTTATTAAGACAGAGATTGTCAATTGAAGAGGAAGATACCATAAAGGCTCTGGTTGAAAAATACTCATGAAAAACAAAAAAATCTACTACTCATCTAAAAATGAAAAACACGAAATTTTAGAAATTTATTGGATAAAAAATAAATTTATTAATAAAGGATATCATGAGCTAACTGTTAACCTTAATGGTGCACATCACTCATATGATATAAATGATTTAAATAGATATACAATCAATTCTATTGCAGGTGCTTATATTAAGAATATAACTCTTGGTTTCAAATGGGTTCGTGATGATGATTTTATGGATAGATTCATTCAAACACTAACACCAATTGTTGAGGAATTTAAAAAAGACGTTGAATATCATCATTCAATTGATGGTTGGATTGGAAGAGTTTTTATTGAACCTATTGAAAACCTTGTTGATTGGTTAAAAAAATAAAACTATATTTAAAACATGTTTAACAAATTTTATAAATTAGATTTTGGACTACAAATGATTATCACTTGTCTTGTCCTATTTTTTTCAAACCAACTTGTGTCATACACATTGAGTATGGCTAACGTTCCTAGTACAGTATCATTTAACGTGGGTGTTGTACTAACATTTATATTGTTTTTACTCCAAACAATATCAATTTATCTTGGAGCAATGGGAATTATTAACTACATAAAACAAACAAAAACAAAAAATAAAGATGAGCAATCTAACTAAACTTCTAATCGGAGTATCGGTACTGGTACTTTTGATTTTCGGGTTCACGGGATGTGAACGAATTGACGCAGGAAACTACGCAGTAAAACGTGAAAAGGTTCCTTATATATTTGCAAAATATCGTGTTGAGTTGGACCGAATTGAAGAAGGTTTCTTAAAGACATCTATCTTTGATGCGTTCCGTGTGGTAGCAAATAGTTACACAGCAGACGCTCTTATATCTAATAGACAAGAGTTTGAAATCAAAGTCCGACAGGTATTGGAAAAACAATTATCACCTGAAGGATTTGTATTACAACAATTTACATCAAACTTAGTTTACCCTGAAACATTTAAGAAAGCGATTGAGGCTAAGAACAACGCTGTACAATCGGCACTTATGGCGGAAAATCAAGTTAAAACCGCTGAAGCACAAGCAAGAATTAAAATTGCAACCGCTGAAGGTAATGCACAGGCTTTGTTGACAAACGCAAGGGCTGAGGCGGAATCTAACAAATTGAGACAACAAACTTTAACACCGTTGTTGCTTCAACAAATGTGGATTGAAAAATGGGAAGGTAATGTTCCAAGTACTGTTCTCGGAAGTAACCAAAACCTAATGTTTGGATTAAATAAGTAAAAAAAAATAACCCGGGATGTAAAAGTCTCGGGTTTTTTGTTTATCTTTGTAACATATTATGGAACTACTATATATTGTATTCGGCATGTGGATTGGGGTAATTTTTACTTATTTCCAATGGTACAGACCAATGGCACAAAAAATTGAAGACCTTGAAGAAGGTATGAAAGATTGTATTAAATCAGGATTAAATGGACCAATAAATTACGGTTCAATAGAAAAAGACATGGACTAAAAAAAAAATAAACGATATGATAACATTTCAGGAAATTGAACGTAAATTTTTATTGAAGAGATTCCCACGTCTCGCCAAAATCAATACTGTATACCAAATTGAACAATGGTATCATGCCGATGGTTTTAGATATAGATATCAAGTTGAAATTCCTACAGGTGAAATCCATATTTTTAAAACCAAAAAAACAAATATTTCCAAAGGTATTAATACTGAGGAAGAAACAACTTTAACATCTGAGGAGTTCCAACAACTTGATTTGGCAAATTCACTTCATATTAAAAAAACCCGAACTGTTGTAAAACATAAGGGTCATAAATTGGAAATTGACAAATATGAAGGTTTAAATATTGTCATCATGGAGATTGAACTTGGTGATATTAATGAAAAATATTCATTACCGAAATATATTGAAAAAGAAGTCCTTTATGAAGTAACGGGTATAAAAGAATTTAGTAATAAAAATTTAGCGGAATGAGAAAAATAGTGGACAAAGTTATTATTTTTTTCTTATGTTTAATACCAGGACCGATAATCATGCGGTTTATTAGAAACGACAAAAAAGACAATTGGTTAATATGACAAACGAAGAATGGATTGAGGAATTGTATCACCTATCTCATGAGATTGGTAAGTACAATGAAATGCATGGTAAAGTAAATGAGTGTAGAAAAAAACACCCTGACTTAAATACTGTTGAATGTGCCGAATTAGCTTATATTGAATTAAAACGACAATACGAAGAGGAGATTGAATTAAATGAACAACCTAGATAAACAATACCAAGACCTACTCAAATCTATTTTAGATTATGGTGTAGAAAAGAAAGACCGTACAGGTACAGGAACCAAATCTATTTTTGGTTATACAATCCGTCATAAAATGAGTGATGGGTTTCCATTACTTACAACCAAGAAAATGGCTTGGAAGACAATGGTGACAGAATTACTATGGTTTTTACGAGGTGATACAAACATCAAATACCTTGTTGATAATGATTGCCATATTTGGGATGGTGATGCGTTCAAAAACTTTATGACTACAAGTGAAGGTGACCCTGACATGATATGGAACCAAGACCAATTCATTCATCTGATTAAAACTAATGATGAGTTTGCTAAGGAGTGGGGTGAGTTAGGACCAATCTATGGTAAGCAATGGAGAAGTTGGAGCCGAAATGCAACCCGTGATGAGAAAATAGTTGACCCTGGTGTTTATACAAAACAAATAGACCAAATCCAAAACCTAATCAACGACCTTAAAACAAATCCAGACTCAAGACGACTAATGGTTTCAGCTTGGAATGTAGGAGAATTAGACCAAATGGTTCTTCCTCCTTGTCATTATGGATTTCAAGTTTATACGAGAGAATTAAGTAAGAGTGAGAGATATGTACATTTAAGAACGGGTAAGTATTCTGGAAAATGGGATGGAACTGGTGATGAAATGGAGTATTATAATTCAATAGGTGTTCCTAAACGAGCAATCTCTTTAATGTGGAATCAACGTTCGTGTGACGTTCCATTAGGAATTCCAATGAATATAGCATCATATGGACTTCTTTTAATGATGATTGCGGATGAAGTTAATATGATACCTGAAGAACTAATTGGTAATTTAGGAGATTGTCACATCTATTTGAACCAAATGGACGGTGTTAAAGAACAAATTGGTAGAGAGTTTAGTTATGAAGAAAGATTAGAGTTGATTAAAGATAATAAAGATTTTTTAGTTAAATTATCATCTTATTCATCAAACGAAGATGTTATGAAGTTATGTGATGAATTCTTAGTCCCAAGACGTACAAGAGAACCGTTTGAATTACCAACAGTACACGTTAGAGACGGAATCCACTGTTCATCAGTAAATGATGTTATTTTGAAAAATTATCAATCACATTCTAAGATTTATTTTCCACTTTCTAATTAATTTTTAGGACTACCTTTTAACTTTTTAGATTTAACAGATATTTATATTAAAAGATAGTCCTATGATTGGTATATATAGAATTAAAAATTTGGTTAATGGTGATTGTTATTATGGTTCGTCCAAACAAATTGAAAAAAGATTGGGTAGACATAGAAGAGAATTGAAAAATAATAATCATATAAATTGTATATTACAAAGAGCATGGGATAAATACGGAGAAGATAATTTTTTATTTGAGATTGTTAAAGAATGTGATATCAGTGTCCTTCTTGAGACCGAACAAAAGTATTTGGATTTACAACCTAAATATAACATAGGGATTAAATCAAGTGGTGGTGATAATTTGACAAAAAATCCTAACAAGAATAATATTGTTAAAAAAATGACTGAATCGGTTAAAAAAAGATATGATTTAATGACTGATGAAGAAAAAAAAGAAAAACATTCACAACCTATGGAAACAAACCCAAATTGGAAAGGCGGAACAAGTTTCAAATATTGCGAATGTGGAGTTAAAATATCGGCAATTAACAATACCTGTATAAATTGTAGAGATAAATCAGGGATGAATAATCCTTTTTTTGGTAAACAACATTCGGAAGAAACCAAAAAAAAATTAAGTGAAAGTAGAAAAGGAAAAAAACCAACAAATATGAAACAAGTTATAATTGATAATATTATCTATGAAAGTTTGTCGGAAGCGTCAAGACAAACAGGTATTCCGTCACCAACCATTTTATGGAGAATAAATTCCAAAAATGAAAAATACAAAAACTACAAATCACACTCATCAATCAAAGCACCCTTATCAAATTAATCATGGAATTTCCTTTTATTACAGAACACAAAACTTTTGGTGATGATAGGGGTAATTTTTGCCCATCACCACTCCACATGAAACACGACCAACGTTTAGATA